TGATAGCACCAGCTTGGCTGATGGCAGATAAGGCTGAAGTACGCATAGCAGCCGTTTCATTGGATGCCTGCATGTCCTGAAGCTGTCGCTCCAGGTCAGCAATGCGCATGTCCTTATCTTTGGCAGTTTGGTTGGCCTCCTCCCAAAGATCTTTCCACTGACCTTGGTCCTCTAGCGTTTTGCGACGCTGCTCATCTTGCTTTTTGTAGACCTCATCAAGCTTGCCTTTGATGCCTTGGAATTTTTCGTCGGCTTCAGCAGCTTGCTGTTTTAAGGCTGCAATTTGAGCTTCGTATTCAGAACGAAGGTTGGCAGAAGGATCAACTGGAACGTTGATGTCAACAGTGCCAGCCACGGACTGGTCAGGAGTCGCCACAGGCGTTTCCTGGATGACTTGTTCTTCCATAATCAGGATTCAGATGCCGATTCAGTTGGCGTGTCTACCTTACTAGCTTTTGATTTTTTGGTTGTTTTAGGTGCAGGTTCGGCTTTTTCAGCCTTTTTCTCTTCACCTTTGGTGCGAGCTTCAGTCAGCTCCACCATTTCCCATTTGTAACTGCCGTCAGGTTGTAGAACGTTGTCCAGAGCTTGGCCCATAGCAATAACGGGTTAATTCAGGCTTACTGTACCTCTTGTGTTTGCTCTTGGGATTCACCCATTTCAGCGAGCACTTCACCATCCACCAAAATCTGGCGGAACTCATCACGGTCAATGATGTTCTCGCCAAACAGGGTGGTGAGAGCAGTGATGTCCTGACCGATGAGGCGTTGCAGGTCAAAGTCACGGCTGATGGAGACCTCAGGCGGCTCAATGCCTAAGTAACCAGCTGCCCAGTTAAATGCCTGCTGCAGACCCTGCTCAAGGTCCAGAGAGACCATGGAGAGCATGGAATTGGTGTCTACACGGTCAAGGCGACGTGCATCAGCTGATTCAGCAACGAATTTTTGTTGGCTCAGGGTGCTAATACCAAGAGTGGCCATCTGCTGCTGAAGCTCACGGATTTCGTTGCTTTGAGCTTCAAAGGCACTGGATGCAGGTTCGACGTAATACGCCTTATTGCCTGGCTGCATGGCCATTGCGTAATTAACGCTGACAGCCATGTCCTTGGTTTGGTCATCCCAACCTTCCAGGACCAGCAGGGGCTGAGACGCAATGTGAAGGCTATGGATTAGGTCAGCCTGACGCTGGAAGTGAGCCAGGTTGAGGTAGGCAATATCCAGCAGCGGTGGCTTGCTGGTCATCGTGTCCGTTTTATTGGCGTAAATAGTGACCAGAGGGATCTCATCAAGGCTGTAGGGGCCTTCTTCAATCAGCTCATAGTTCGCTTTAGCGTCCGTCTGATCAAACGCAGTGGGATACGGGAAGCCTCCCTGCATCTCTTGCTTTTGCTGATCCTGACGATAAATCCGGTAACGACCAGGCTCAATAACGCGTACTTGGTCATAGACCTTCTCTCCAAAATCACCGTCAGGAACAACGGCTTTTTCGCCTACACGGACCTGAATCAGGTTTCCGTAGTTTGATTCCCGGTCAAGTCGCCAGCCATAGATGTTGGTTGGATCAACTTCAATCCAATAGGGCCGACGATTAAGAGCACGCTCTTCTGCAAGACTTCTGGCATCCGAAGGAGCCGGGAAATCAACGAGTGTGTGACAGTGGCCGTAGGTAAGAGCACAGATCAGCAAACGACGGGCGTATTCATCCAAATCAGACCCGCAACCATCCACATCCTTGGCAAATACTTCCGTCCAATACGGATCGCCTTCTAGTGCAATGGGCTTTCGCAGGATCAAACCTGCAGCAGCGCGGATCAAACGCTGCGTATAAGGCGAAAACACTGCACGGTTCACACGTGCCAGGTACGCCGAGTAGTCCTCACGGGGTTCAAGAGGCAGGAATGCCTCGCTGTTCTCTCGCAGGTACTCAGTGCCGAGTGAAACGGCTTTCATGATCTCCCAGCCCTTCATCTGGTCGATCACTGCCCTGGTGCGGACAAATGGACTGTCAACGCTTCCTAAATAGGAGGAGCTGACGAGATGAGTGCGGACCAGACCGGGAACTGAGTAAGTCATTTCACCATTTCACGCGATTGGCCCAGTAAGCGGGGGAAAATTTGCCGCGAGCAATGTTTGCCGCGTGACGCGCCTTGAAACTTTCACGACGCTGTCTTGATGAAGCACTTTCTCCTTCGCGCTTAGGTGAGCCACTGACTCCCTGTTGCCCGAATCGGATCAACCGAATTTTATCCCCCTCTTTCACCAGCACTGCATGGGATTTGGTGGGATGGTTGGGTGTGCGCTTGGGTGTGTTATACCCAGAAAAGCGTTCGCCACGATATTCCACCATGGCTGAACCTCAATAACACCAAAGGGTTAGCTTGAGTCTAACGGCTTACCTTTTGATCAGCACATCCATCTTCGGAGTCACGCCAGGTCTGATCACCTGGGATTGGCTCAGTGCCATATTCCCAGGTGTCGTAATCCTCCTCATTACGAGGATCGTCTTTAGCCGTGATATGCGACTCCAATATGTGGAACGACACTTGGCGTACCAGAAGAAATGGCAGAGATCCGCATTCGGATGCGATTGGCAGGTTTGCCGGTGTAAAACCAGATCTTTTGACCATTGGTGTTAATGGTCTTGCTGGTGTCAACCTCAAACCACTCGCTGCCGCCGTTGAAGTTGGTTTCAAAGGCCAAGGTGAAGTTGGCTCCACCAGAGACTACGGCTGCAAAGCAGAACTCGCTGCTATCAGCGTGGACCTCAAAAGCGTCGTTGACCGCCGTTAAAGGCGTTGATTCGTGGTGCTCGACCAGATTGGTGCCGCGAACAACGGAGAGAGCCATTACTTGTTCCTCTTTTTAGCAGTTTTAGCAGCCTGCTTAAAGGCTTTTGCAGTTGGAGCGCCTTTTGAGCCCGGTTTGCGCATTTTTTCGCCGCTACCAGCCTCAATGCGCTTGCGCTTGGCGTTGATATTGGCGTACAAGCCGGGTTTTCTCTTCGGTTTTTTCTTTTTTTCGCCTCCGTAGTGACCGGGCATGGCATCAAAGCTGCATGTATGCAGTTTAGGCAGACTCAGCAAGGTCCACCAGCTCTACGATCTTCATCCGACCCTCTTCATTGCGCCAGCTGGGGGTCAAAATCTTGATCGTGGACGGCAAAACCTGCTCCAACTCTTGGATTGTGTTCCATTTGTGCTCGCAGTCCAGGCACCTGCGCTGCCTCACAATCCGGCCTTCATCGGTGTAATAAGTGCTCGACACCCTAATTTCACCACTAAAACATTTCGGACAGGCACAAAGCGAGTACCGCAGTGTTTGGACAACCATTGATCTTCAGTAGAGACGATATGAAGTTGGCCCCAGCGTCTCTGGCTTGGCAAGGTTAAATTGCTGCAACACAAGATAACCAAAAGCGTCGAAAGCGTGGTCTACGCCTAGGTTTTTGTTGGGCAGACCAGTCCCTGGAGCGTAAGTTAATGTACGCAATGCCTTGATAAGTTCCTTGCAACGCGGATGGATTAGTGTCCGTCGCGTACCAGAAGCATCAAGCAGCGCTGTATTAACTGCTGTGATCTTATCTCGCACTTTCCATGGTGCGCGTGGTGTTTGCACAGTGAAACCAGTCCTGCGCAAAATTGAGTGGTCAGTAGCGCCAACTCCACTGGTCTTCCGTGCGCCACCAGTTGGGTCAGGGCAAGCAATTACCCTGCGGTCAACGCCATACCGCCTGGTTACCTCATCCGCAAAATCCCAGGTGGTCGCCCCACCACGCAGCATGATCTCGTCAAACACGTACAACGTGTCATCCTTTTTTACAGCACAGATGCCTGACATCGGATCAACGTTGAAGTCCACCCCCAGCAGCAATGGCAAAACGTTGATGTCCACTGCTTCCGCACTGATGTTGTCGTCTCCAAAGCTGACCGCCACCAAGCCAGTCAGGTTTTCAAAGCTGGCCTCAAATTCCTGCCTAAAGGTCCGCGCATCTAACTGCGCACGGGCTGCTTCAACTTCCTCTTTCGCAACATTGCCCCCCTCAATCGTCGTATAGCTCCACCGCGCCCAATCATTTGTCTCGTCCTCTGGCACGTAACACCACAAGTCATAAAACCAACTGGCTGTGCCGTCTGGCGTTGAAATAAACAGCGCCCACCCCTGTTTATCCGCCAAAGCAGGTCGAATCACCTCAAACCACACCTCTGCATCCATAAACGCAGCCTCGTCCAACACCACACCAGACAAGCTCCGACCCCTCAATGCCATCGCGTTCTCTGTTCCCTTCAGCTCAATCAATGACCCATTGACCAGCTCAATCTTCAAATCCGTCTCGTTTTTGCTCTTGATCCATACCTTCGGCACTAACTTCTTCAACGCACGCCAAGCAATGTCCTTTGCCATCCGATAAGTCGGGGCACAGTAAAAAAATGTCTCGCCAGGACGGTTGATCGCTCCACGAAGCAGCTCAATACAGGCCAGATAGGACTTGCCGAAGCGGCGGCCAGCTACAAGTACACGGAAACGCTTGTCGCTCTGAAAAACTTGCCCTTGCGACCAACGCAAGCTGAGTGGGGTGGTATCTATTGCCATGCCGCACACCATACA